TCATTTGGTATATATACTTTAGTACTTGCATTTAATCCTGCTGCAATTAATCCTACCAGAGCAACACTTCCTTTACCATTTCTAATACTATCATAGTTAGGACCTACAGGAGTTGCAACACTTGCCACTTGTCCTGTTAGATACACTCTATCAAATACCCCTGCTGATGTAGCAGGTATTCCTGAAACTATTGGGTTTATAGGGTCTGCATTATTTACAGCTATGTTAGTACCTGGTACTATTGTTTGAATTGCTGTGTTTATTTTAGCAAGGTCTGTAGGAGATAGTAATCCTGCATTGATATTATCTGCAAGAGGAATTATAGCAGGTGTACCTGCACTATTAGTAATAGTACCTTGTGTAGGTGCAGGTGTATAACCTAAATTTGCTGTACCTCCACCTGAAGGAATAGCAATTTGTTTAATTAATCCTGTAGCAGTATCACGTACTAACATTCTTTCAGCAGTAGTACCTAATCCTGTTGTAGGTGCAATAGTCCATGTTGCTTGTCCTGCACTATCAAAAGATAATCTTATATTACCAATACCATTAGATAATATAAGTGAATTTGCTAATGCTGCTGCAAGTCCTGTTACTTTACCAATAATAACATTACCACTACCAGTGGTTAATCCTGTTGTATTACCATTATTAGGACCTATTATTAAATTATTACTACCTGTAGTAATACCACCACCAGCACCAACAAATCCTGTTCCTGCAATAACAACATTATTACTACCTGTAGATATACCACTACCTGCTTGAGAACCCATACAAATATTCCAAGCACCTGTAGTTTGATTAAGTAATGCATGATTACCTACTGCAATACCATTACCTGTAGTATTATTTTGCATAGCACTGCTACCTATAGCAACACTTCTATGTCCTTGAACATTAGAGCCATTAACACCAACATTTTGATATAATGCAAATGCACCAATTGCAACATTCTGTTCACCAAATTGATTATTTAATAAAGCAGCTATACCTACAGCAGTATTATATTTTGCTGAAGTATTTTTTTGCATAGCTCCATTACCTACTGCAGTATTTTGTTGCCCTATAGTATTTAACTCTAATGCTTTATAACCAAAAGCAGTATTATGAGAACCTTCTTGTCCAATACCTGGAACAAAATTTTGTCCTATATTTGAAAATAAAGCACGATAACCAAAAGCAGCATTCTCAGTACCATTAGTATTTAATGTTAAAACATCTGATCCAAAAGCAGTATTATCAATACCTACACCTGCACCAAAATTAGTTACAGAAGTAGTACTTAATATTAAAGGTGATTGCACATTGGTATTATCAGAGATAATTTTTAATGTTGCATCTAATGGAAGTCCATCTAATGTTTTAAGTACACCAGGAGCTACAGAGCCTCCTGTAGGAGCCATGTTTTTCCAAAGTCCTGTAGATGACTCGAAAGTGAGAACATCTTCATTCAATGGACTTATAATTTCTACATCAGTAAGACTATCTAATTGAAGATTATCTATATCACTTTGTATGGTGGTTATATCACCTTGTATAGTTGTAATATCACCCTCTATAGTAGTAATATTACCTTCAATTGTGGTTATATCAGATTGAATAGTAACAATATCACCTTCAATATTAGTTATTGATATTTGCATACCAGATAGTGACCCATCTAATTCTGCAAAGTTTGAGTTTATCTTTATAAAAGCATCTCTTAAAGGGTCTCCTGTGTGGTCATTTGGTGCTGCACCAACATTCACATATTGTATTGCCATGATTTTGTACTTTAATTATTAATATTAACAACCACCTCTTTTCTTAAGTGACCAACCACCAACATTTATTCTATTACCACTACCACAAGATGTAGGAGCATATTCAGGAATAGTTTGTGTAGAAATCCATTTCATTAAATCTCTTTCATATACATTATGTAACTTCTGTGAAGCATTCACTAAGTAATCTACTTCATCTTTAGTTACTGCTTGTGCACTATCTGTGTTAAGCTTTGTAATACCTGAGTTAGCTACCATATATGCAGCAGATTCAAGAAATAATGCTGTACCACCATAAATGACCATTGGTTGTACAAAGTCATCATATAATTCTAAATAAACACCTGCAAGAGTTCCAGCTTTAAAGTCAGTACATAATTTTAAATATAATGCTTTACCTAAAATAGGTTTTAAGTAAGTGTTTTGGTATGCAATACAAGCAGGTATTAACTTGTCAACATCAATATTCCCTGATACAATGGTATTTTTTACCAAGTCATTATTTTTAAGTAGGATTATTGTTTCCATTATTATGCTCTTTTAAGTGTTTGTGTATTATTAATTTCTTCTGCAGAAACTGATACTCCAGTAGTAGTATTAACAGTATTATCTAATTTTTCTTCTGAGAAATCTTTGAAATCTATAGTTGCTGAAGGATTATTAATTTTTATTACTCTCTCTAATCCATCTAAAATTATCTCTCTTAAAGGATTTATCTGATTTCTATAAAGAATTTTAAGTGATATTGCCATTTGGTCTGCAGTGCTTGAAAAACCAGATGCAGTAGGTATACCAAATAATCCAGGGTCATTGATTTTATGTGACATTAAGAGTTTATCTCTACAGTTAATACTCAACCAGTCAAACTGCTCATATGCATTAGTGATTTCTACAGTTTCTACAGTGGTAGCATTCTCTTTATTGTTATTAAAGCTCACAATAATATTACCTGCATTAGAGCTTCCTCTAACTTTAGCAAGAATAGCTCTTTCAGCTTCTTCCTGTGCTGCATCATTCTCAGGTAATCCCTGATTGATATTTACAATCTTAACAGCAGAGAAATTATTCTTAATATAACTGATGCAAAAATTTGACATTTCTTCTTCAGTTTCTGCAGCCTGTAGTCCTGACACATAGTCAGGTAGAGCAAACAAAGGTTGGTCACTAGGTGCTTTAACATATAATAATTCTGTATAATCTATATCACCTGCTTCAGGGTCAGTATTACCTTTACCAAATGCAGGTATTTTTACAGGTCTGAACTTAGTTTTAAGAGTCCAGTCATAACAATACCAATATGCTTCAGGGTCTTCAGATAAATCTGCTTGTTTTACAATAGCAATCTGTTTAACAGGAATAAAATACATTTTTGCAATAGTTTTTCTATCATTACTGTATACTACTTGTAAAGCATAAGCACCTTGTTTCTTAAAATCTTTCACAAGCATTCTTGCATCTGTTTTAGATAGTAATGCATTAATATCTACTCCTGTAGATACTAAACCATCACCATAAATGTAATTTGATACACCATCAATCACTGCTTGGTTAGTAGGTGAGCCAATATACCTGTCCTCAACATATTGGAAGAAAGAATTATCCTGACCATTAGTAACATATATTGTAGATTGTTGCAATAATACATTTGCTTTTGGAGCAACATAATTATTAAGATTTACCACATGCACAGATTGTCTACCTTTTCCAACAGGAAGCTGTTTATTTATATTTGATTTCATAACTTATTATTTTACAATGATTACACCATTACTATCTGGATAATTAAGCTTGTAGTTCTCTAAATCTTGTACAGAAGTAGCATATGCTTTATCTCTGTATAATAATTCACCTTCAAAACTATCTTTTGTGATAGTTAATTCAAAACTATCTCCTTCCTTAATGCCTGAAACAGGCACAGAGAATGTCATATAACCTCTATCATTAGTAGCAACTGCAGTAAATGTAAGTGACTCAAAGGTCAATTCATTATACAACAATACATAAATATTGATTACTTGTTCTCTTGGAATTACTTTTAAGATTATTTCTCCTGAGAGAAAGGTTGTATCACAGGTTATCATAGTATTATCAGCTGTTATTAATGTAGTGTCTGCTGTTATTGCTTGTCCCACAGATGGATTTATAATTTTCATGATTACTCATTTATGTAAAGACATCTTAAAATGCTTTTGTACATAATAAAAAGTCCCCTAATGAAAATTAGAGGACTAGTTTAGGGTATATTTGGGATTAATCTTCAGGAGTAGCTACTTCCACAATTAAATCTGTGTTGATAGCTGCTAATAGAGTATCTCTTGCTTCTTCTGATAAGTAGAAGATTGGACTTCTTTCAGTACCTGTAGCTGTCATGGTATAACCATTCAAACTATCAATAGCACCACCTACACCAGATGTACCAGTGATTTCAGCACCATTATTCTTACCTATCATGATGAATTGACCTGTGTTTAACTCTGCAATTAAGATTGGTCTTCCCCATGCCATTACTTTCAACTCATACTCCATCTCAGCAGATAATCTGGTAAGAATGAATGTAAGAACTTGAGTAAATGATGTGGTACCAGTATCTCTACTACTTGCAATAGTTTGTTGAAAACTATCTCCAGTATTTTTTACTGCATATTGGAATACTTTACCTGTTGAAAGAGCAGGTGGAACACCTGGTACATTAGGTACAAATATCCCTGCATCTAATGAAGCAATAATCTGCGTATTAGGTGTAGTAATAAAAGGTTCTGAAGCTGCAGTAGGATATGCATCATCATAGTTAATCAGGTATATATTTCTAATTCCAGAAACCACATCCTTACAGGCAATTTGGGTTTTGGATTTTGTGATTTTACAAGGCATAATTTTATATTTTTAAAATGTTATTAAAAAAAAGGGGAAGGAATTTTAACCCTTCCCCTAGGTTCTATAATTTGTTCAGAATTATGGTAAGATTTCTCTACCCCAAACAATTTCATTTCCAAAGCTATATGCAACTTGTGCAGTATAAGCAATTTTGGTTCTGATGTTACCATCAAGTCTGTCATCATCATCAGACACTCTTACTTGGTTCCACTCATTATCCAAACCAGTAGCAAAAACTAAGTTTTTAACTCTGTATGCTAATACAGTTCCTGCAGGTAAACCTCCAAGAGCTTCCATTCTTACACCAGCAAAATTCATTTCTTTCAATCCTACTGTAGTGTTCATACCCATTGCAGCTTGTGCTTCAGTGTATGCTTTTGCTACATCATATGATACAGCCATTACTACATCAGGATCTAAGTAAAGTGCAGCAGGAATAGCGTTGTAAACCAACTCTAAATCTGCAACAACAGTTGCTTTGGTTACAGGAGCAGGAAAATCTATATCAATTACTGTAGCATCAGCTAAGAATTGAGGAAGTAATCCATTTAAATCATTTGCACCATTGGCACCTTGCCAAATTTGCATAGATAATACTTCACCTAATGCAGATGTCATAGCATCTAAAATTGCAGAAAGGATATCATCTGGAATAGG